CTCCAATGTCACCTGCTGATAGGTTAAGTGTTGGATTTCCTGACACTGTGGTCAAGTCTCCGTCCTTTCCTGCAAGCGAGAATAGCAAGTTTTCTAGAGTTGCCTCAGCGAATGTAGTGTTAAGATTAACCTGCATTCCCTGCTTGTAAAGTTTTGCAACGTCTAGAAACTGGTCTACCTGGACTTCTCCGAAGTCTGGCTGGAACTGGAGTTCAAGACCGTTCATAGTATAACCTACGTTACGGAAATCGAAACCAGAGCCTGCGTCATCACCATCGTAATCAGTTAGCGTGTCTCTGTAAGATGTACCGTCAACATATGCTGGCAGTGCTGCGTCTGTAAGTTCACCGTTTTCGTATGTGAACAAGGCTGCTGCACCAACAATAATGTTAGCGTTTGTACCTCTGCTGTATGTACCCATAATTTTTCACCTCTTCTTTTATGAATTATTTGGGGGTGTTTCCTCTGTTATAGTATAGCATTGTTTTCAACTATAATGAAGTTCCGTTGTACTTGCCGTCAGAGTACCCAACTGTGTGGTAGTCATAGTCAATAATCAACTTGTTTCCTGCAAAAGTTCTGGCTGTACCGAAGTCAACGATGTCCCTGGTCTCTTCTAGTTGATAGACTTTGATGTTGTGGAAGAATACTGGGTAAAACTCTTTTCCGCTTACTGGGTCAACAATGACCCTTTCGCCATCTCCATTTGTTATTACCTGGGACTGAATCCAATCGTTTAGGTCTTGTGCAGACTCATCTTCTCTATCTAAATGGTCGTATAGTCTTTGGGTCATTTCTATTAGGTTTTCTACTGCCTGCTCTGTCAGTGCATAGAAGTAATATAGCAGTTGCTCTGACTTGATATGTGGAAATGGCTTTCTTCTAAACTTAAACATTCTGTCGTATACCGCTGCCTGGCCGTCAAATAAAAATGTGCCACCTTCAGTTAGGTCCTCAATTGTAAAACCTTGAGAAATATCAAAATCTGATGGGTATGTCGGAAACATGGGGACAGCACCAAATCCTGCTGTTCCAAGTTTTTGCTGTAGGTACTTATTAATTAAAATTGGTGGATATGATATTGGCATTACAAGGCTCCTATTCCTGCGTTAGCAATCCACCTGTAGCCTGTTGAGAGACCCTGAGATCTTCCAGCCCTTTTTCCCTTTGGCAAATTGTTTTTAAAGACTACTGGATTTTCTAGGTATTGACCGATACCGCTAGTTCTTAGAAAGGCCTGAGTAAAGTATCTATTAAAAAATTCATCTACAGTTCTATTAAATGATCCGTCAACTTGTGGTCCACCAGGGCTTTCAATTTCAATTGGTCCTTTGGAAAACACAGTATCTCCATCATTTTCAAAGACTAGCACATTTGACTTCCTAGGAACAATGGTTACTGGTACTCCATCTTCCATAATTCTTGCCTTGTCGTAAAATGGAACATTTGATCCATTCTTAACAGAAGTGGATTGTCTGAATGAGGACAAGACCGACAGCCCTAAATTACTAACAGTATAATCAAAATCAAATAGTCTTGCCTGTGGGCTGCCAGTAGCGTTCCACTCATACATGTGATGAAGTATTTGTGGATTTGCTCTGGCGTTTGAATCTACATACTGCTTTAGAATTTCTATAGTTTGAACTCCAATATTCTTTAGAAGCATAGACTTTCCAGACTGAGCACCTTCAAGAAATCCAATAGAGTATTTCATAACATTGTTCATTTCTTTCATAAATGTTTTTGAGTCTAGGGTTACCCTTATCATACGTCTACCCCCTGATTTTCTGATCTTCTGACTACAAGAGCATAGTGTTCGATTCTTCCAAATGGACCAACAAAGGGGTCGTAGGCTGCTACTTCAAAAATTGTAGATTTTCCAGAACGTGGTCCTGCAGTTTCTTTGTAGATGTGCACACCATCTGAAGTTCTGATATTTGTAATAATTACATTTGTAATGGCGTTTCTATCGTCAAGGCTTGATATCCTAACGTCAGTCTTTGTTCTACCAATAAGAATCATTTCTTTGGTAATGTTTACGTTTGGCTTAACATCTTCGCCACCTGTATTACCGCTGGCGTTAAAATTGCAGCAAATGCTTCTATCCAAAACCCAAGTCTTCTTTACGTTTCCGTAGGCACCCTGCTCTGTTAGTGGATAGTAGATATCTGCAAGCAGTGGAAAAATAAAATCAGTTGATTCGCAGGCAGCCATTATAGCACCCCAACTTTAGTAATAGACTTCATATACTTATCAAGTATCTTGTCTACTACCATATTACCTGTTCCCTCTAGCATCTTCTTGTCAAACTGAATTCTAAACTGATCTGTGTTATATGATGTAATGTACTTCTGATAGTAATCAAGTTTTCCGCATTTTAGATCGTCAATGAGCATCTCTGTTGCATACTGAATATCTGCTGGAATAGCACGGAAGCCTTCGTCAAGGACAAATAGGTAGTCTGCGTTATTTACAAATGTTCCATAGTTCCTGTCATCATATGCATAGTCTCCTCTACCCACTGGAAGTTTTGGATAGTTTGTAGAGATAATGTTTGTATATCCTGTAAATTCTTTTACAATAGCAGAGTTGTCTAGAGTTACCTTAAAGTTATATGCCCAAACTCTTTTTACAGTTTCTAGGCCATTAAGTGTTGGCTCTGTCATCGTCATAATTCTAAACTCTGTTGGAGACACAATCTCCTGAATTGAATATGTGGCATTATATGTTGTGTCAGTAAATCCTGCAAGAGTTACAGAGTCTCCAACCTCATATCCATGAGACTTGTCTGTTTCTATAACAGTGTCTGTTCCTGTTGTTTGAAAGTCTGTGATTAGGATTGTTGTATCTTCGCCGTTGAATATCATGGCATTGTTTTCATATACCTTCAGAACACGGTTTGCGTCACGCCATACTGGCATATAGTCTAGTCCGTTTCCAAGTACCTGCAAAATAGACTTGTGGTTGTAGAAACCAATACCTGTATATGTGTCAATTAGTGATCTTGCAACAAGTTCCCACTTTTTATATTCCGCAATTTCTGAAGCGGTGGTTCCTAGAGCAGTAGGATCTGTATATGGTCTAATGATATCTAGGTTTGATTCTAGAATGATGTGCTCAAATTCTTCGTCATAGAACCTGATTAGAAACTGTCTGTCAAACTGCACCTTATCTGCAGGAACTACATATGTCACAACACCTGTAGAACTAGAGGTGATGGTTGTTTGTTCGAATGAGTGGTCCACCAAATCCTCAACATAGACAATATAGTCGTAGTTGTTGTCTGGCAAATTCCAGGTTGTGGTTAAAGGATAAGGTGGAACTCTCATTACTTCCATTTAGAGACCGAACTCCTTGGCAACTTCTTCTGGAGTTGCAGGGCGGATGTGATTGCGTGTTAGCCACTTTTCTGCGTTTTCTGGCAAAACAATGTTATATCCACGATAGACAGTTCCAACACCATTCCAAGAAGCATTCTTTGAAGAATAAATGGCAACCTTTTCTGGCTTGCCTTCTTTCTTTACTGTGGTAAGTTTTGGATTCTTTGTGGTCTTTGATGACTTTGTAGATGTTCCTACGACATTATTCTCAACTGAATCTACTGTTGTCTTTTCTGCCTTTGGCTCTGGAAGAGTTACAACTTCTTCCTTCTTTTCTTCTACGACTTCTTCTTGGTCTAGATCAACCAATACGTCTTCAACATTTTGATCGACAAACGATAGATCTACGTCTTGCTTGTCTTCTGACAAAAATGAGAAAAGGTTTTCTTTGTTATTAATTTCTGACATAATAACCTCCTAAACAATAATTATAACAGATAAAAATTAAAAAGAGGGCAGAGCCGAAGCCCTGCCCCCTCTTAAGGGTGTTTCAGATTATGAGTCTGAACCAGCGTCAGCGAATGCTACTGCATCCTCTTCTTCCCACTGTACACCAAAGCGGACGAATACTGTGTATTCAATTGTGTCCTTCTTTGGCTTGTACTCACGGTTGACAGTGATGTCTCTCTGGAAACCCCAAATACGGTTCTGAGGGAATGTAAGGTCTACATAACCTGCAGGGTAGTAAGGAACTTCCTGTACATCAATTCCGAGAACACGAGTAGTACGTGCTCCACCGAATGTCTGTCCGTTACCGTCTAGGTAAGCCTGACGGTTAGCAGGGGTACCTGCAGGAGTTCCTGCGAATGCTTCAGCAATTGCGTCTGCAAGTGTACCGTTGTGCTTGATGAT